TAGAGCATGGTCTTAAGACCGAACTTACTGAATCGTTCCTCCATAACTTAAGAGGACTTTTTGAAGATCATTATGTAGCAATCCCTGAAGATAAATATGATGTTCTTGAGAGCATGGTAGAAAAACTTGATGACATGGAGACAAAACTCAACGAGCAGATTGAGAAGAATGTAAATCTCAACAAGCGTCTTGCAGAGGCTGTTGCAGACAACATTCTTGACGAAATTTCTGAAGGTCTTGCGGCCACACAGAAAGACAAGCTCGCTTCACTTGCCGAAAGTGTTGAGTTTGAAAGTGAAGAAGCATATCGTGAAAAGTTGGAAACTCTGAAGGAAGCATATTTTGCTCCCGGCAAAGCTCCAACCGCTAAAACTGAAACTCTGTCAGAAGGTGTTGATTCCTCACCGGAATCAGTTTCCGGATCGATGGCAGCATATCTGAAGACACTTTCACAATTTAGCAAATAATTGAATTTAATATAATTCAAATTCAAACGTAAACAACTATTTTAAAGGTAAAAGCAAATGTTCCATTCCGAGCAATTGCAGGAAAAGTGGGCACCTCTTCTCAATTATGGTGAAGAAATCTCCGATCCTCATCGTAGAGCCGTAACCGCTGTCCTGCTCGAAAACCAAGAAAGATTCCTCCGCGAGCAATCTGCATTCGACAATGGTTCGATGCAGTCCCTGATGGAAGCTCCAACCAATAGCGGCAACGCTGCTGGTGCTCAGGGTGCTTTCGGTGGCACAAGTGGCAGCCCAACCGCAGGTTTCGACCCTGTGCTGATCAGCCTCATTCGTCGCTCCATGCCTAATCTGGTCGCTTATGACCTTGCTGGTGTGCAGCCAATGTCCGGTCCTACTGGTCTGATTTTCGCAATGCGTTCGCGCTACGTTAATCAGTCTGGTCAAGAGGCATTCTTCAACGAAGCAGATACAGTATTCTCTGGTCAGAACGCTGCTTATGGTGCTGCAATCAACCAAGACTTCGCTGACAACAACGCTGGTATTGGTTCTACCATCCAGGCTGGCACCAACCCATCCGTTCTCAACCCAGTTGGAACTGCAAACTCCCTCGGCTACAATGTTGGTCAGGGTATGCCTACTGGCGATTCTGAGAACCTTGGAACTGCTGGTGCAGCATTCAACGAGATGGCATTCTCGATTGAGAAAGTCACCGTTACTGCAAAGTCACGTGCCCTGAAGGCAGAATACAGCCTTGAGCTTGCACAAGACCTGAAGGCAATCCACGGTCTGAATGCTGAAGCGGAACTCGCAAACATTCTCTCCACAGAGATTCTTGCTGAGATCAACCGTGAAGTCATCAGAACCATCTATAAGGTTGCTGAGCAAGGTGCTGTAGAAAATACCGCAACTCCTGGCGTATTTGACCTCGACGTTGACTCCAACGGTCGTTGGTCTGTTGAGAAGTTCAAGGGTCTCCTGTTCCAGATTGAGCGTGATGCAAACAGAATTGCACAGCGCACTCGTCGTGGAAAGGGCAACATCATCCTTTGCTCTGCAGACGTTGCTTCTGCTCTGAGCATGGCTGGTGTTCTTGATTACACCCCTGCACTGAACGCAAACCTCAACGTTGATGACACTGGCAACACCTTCGCAGGTATTCTGCTTGGTAAGTATCGCGTATACATCGATCCTTATTCGGCAAACCTTGCTGCTGGTAATACCGCTTCTGGCAACCAGTATTACGTCATCGGTTATAAGGGTTCTTCCCCTTATGATGCTGGACTGTTCTACTGTCCTTATGTTCCCCTCCAAATGGTTCGTGCCGTTGGTGAGGACACCTTCCAGCCCAAGATTGGCTTTAAGACCCGTTATGGTCTTGTTGCAAACCCATTTGCAGAAGGCACTAACGCTGGTCTCGGCCGTCTTCAGGTTAATGCAAACCGCTACTACCGTCGCGTTGCAGTTAAGAACCTCATGTGATCCATTTTCACAAAGTTCAACTGGGACCCCCGCAAGGGGGTCTTTTTTTATGTCACCATTTTCTAACAAAATACAGTATAAATACCTAGTTTTTTATAAAATAGTAATGCATTCGCAATAACCGAACATGTTACTACTTTTCCTCAAGACTATTCTCATTTTTACACCAATAGTTTACTTTCTTCATTGGAGTCTTTTGAATGGGTGGCAATCGTAGATAAATACTACGTTGATTTAATAATTGAATATGAATCTTTTGATTAAAACTCTTTCTGTATTTGCTGTTGCTGCTGTTTTTGTGAACTGGGGTCTTCATCACGCATACCCAGGATAAATAATAAATAAAGGCAATTTTGAAATGGCAATCAGTAACGGTTTAAAAAACCAAATTACCAACAGGAATTTTCTTTCCAACGTTGGTTTTAAATTAATTCTGAATAGAGCACCAAAAGTTGCTTTCTTTGGGAATGGAGCACAAATACCTGGAATCAGTCTTGGTGCAGCTATACAACCAACCGGACTAAAGGATATTGATGTTCCCGGAGATAAGGTTTCCTTTGAGGATTTCCGTGTCAGGTTCATGGTTGATGAAAACCTTGAGAATTACATGGAAATCCATCACTGGATACGTGGATGTGGATATCCAGATAGTTTGATGGACATCTATGATCGCCAGTTTACCAATCCTGGATTAGATGTTCAAGAACACCCATCGCTTCTGAATCTCTTCTGTGATGGCACACTAAATATTCTTACGAGTTCCAATAATCCTTCATTCAAAGTAGTGTTCAGGGATCTTTGGCCAACGTATCTGAGTGCATTGGATTTTAGTGCAACAGATCCAGACTTGGAATATATCACCGCTGAGGTGGCATTTAAGTATACTATCTACGACATAGTAACTTTGGGAGGCAAACCATTACATTATGACGAACCAGATCAATCTTGAATTAATTCAACAAATGTGGGAGAAAGATTCCCAAATTGATATTGACAATCTACACACAGAGTCATTAAATATACCAGTTTTACATGCAAAATATTTTGAGTTGTATAACACAACCATTCTTTTGCGTAAGAAGGCTGAGCAGCAGAGAAGAAATATAAGGCACGAACGCTATGAGTATTATTCTGGAAAAGCGGATCCCGATGTTTACCTAGAGAATCCATTCCCCAAAAAAATCCGCGATAAAGATACTCTTCAAAAATATTTGGATGCCGATGAGAGACTTTCTTCAATCTCTCTCAAATTGGATTACTACGATACGATTCTAAACTACATAGAAAGTATTTTAAAGGTTATTCAGAACAGGACATATCAAATCAAGAATGCAATCGAATTCATCCGTTTCACAGCAGGTTTAGGGTAATATGTCCGATTACAAATTAGATCTATCAATTGAAGATGTGCATCTTTTATATGATTGTGTTTGTAGAAGAATAGAGTCTTGGGAAGGATATCCATCTAGACATCCATTTGAGCAGCAACATCTTAACGATCTAAAAAATAAATTATACAGACCAATACTAGATTACAAATTCCGCACGGAATAATATTGAACTCACTTGAGTTGAGGTAATATGACAGAACTTATTATAAGTAAGGCGAATGAAGTCTTTCTAAAAGTAGAGACTGAACCGCATGTAGAATATGAATTGCGTGACCATTTCACATTTCAGGTTGAGGGTGCAAAGTTTATGCCCCAATATCGAAAAAGAAACTGGAATGGAGAAATACACCTTTTTGATTCGAGGTCTAAACAAATCTATGTTGGACTTTTAGATAAGGTAGTTGAGTTCTGCCATCAATATGGATACGAGTATACGTTCAAGGACAATAAATTCTACGGTAGTCCCTTCGAATCAAACGAAGATATTACCAAGGAAGGTGTGTCTGGATATATGAGATCAATATGCACTCATACACCTAGAGATTATCAAGTTGATGGAGTATATGATGCTCTAAAGTATAACCGAAAACTATTGATAAGTCCCACTGCATCAGGCAAATCTCTGATGATTTATTCCCTTGTAAGATACTATGTGGATAAAGGACAAAAAATTCTTCTAGTTGTTCCAACGACAAGTCTTGTAGAACAAATGTATAAGGATTTTGTTGATTATGGTTGGGATGCTGAGTCATACTGTCATCGCATATATTCGGGAAGAGAAAAGACAAATGAATATTCGGTCACAATTACCACATGGCAGTCAATTTACAAACTGGAACGTTTATTCTTTGAAGATTATAATGTAGTTATTGGAGATGAAGCACACCTATTCAAGAGTAAGTCATTAATCGACATAATGACCAAGCTTCATCACACCAAGTATAGATTTGGGTTCACTGGAACTTTGGACGGCACACAGACGCATAAATGGGTGTTAGAGGGATTATTTGGACCATCATACAAAGTTACTAGAACTTCTGAATTGATGGAGCAAGGACATCTATCACAATTAGATATTAAGTGCATTGTTCTTAAGCATCCCCCAAAGAGATTTGAAACCTATGAGGATGAAATTCAATACTTAATCTCTCATGAGAAAAGAAATAAGTTTATATGCAATCTATCTTTGGATCTAAAGGGAAATACTCTTGTTCTGTATAATAGAGTTGCTGCTCATGGACAGGTTCTCTATGATCTCATAAATAGTAGCAAACATATGAACAGAAAAATCTTTTTTGTTCATGGTGGTGTGGATGCAGAGGAACGTGAGCTAGTTAGAGAAATCAC